AGTCCGAAGTTGCCGCTGCCGGGAAGCCAGCCGGATAAAAGCCTTTCTCTTCCGGCTCAAGGCCGCTTGGATTTCCTGACGTATGATTCGACGCAATTCTTGTTCGGTCATTTTTCGTCCTTTTCTGTGTCGGATTGGTTTTAACTGTGGTGTTGCGTGTATATTATACACACTTGCGTATAAAGTAAAGAGGTTTTTGATGCAATCGCGTATAAAATCTAGACTGCTGCTTGCTTGCAAACAATTAGGAATAGATAAACCAAAGGATTTTCAAGCTGCTACAGGCTTTCCTTATCGGACTGCACAAAGTTACCTAAATGGGACGAGAACACCGAATGCGGAGGGCTTGGCGGAAATTTGTACGCGATTGCGTATAAATCTAAACTGGCTGCTGACTGGAGAAGGTGTTTTTTTTGTTGATAATGCGGTCTCAGTTGGGCTACCTGAAACCACTCCATCCGGCTTAAACGCGGAAGAGCAGGAGCTGCTGACCTTGTTCCGCCAGTCCAGCGAACTTGGCCGCGCCGTCATCATGAGCGCCGCCCGGGGCGCGGAGAAAAAAGAATCCGCATCTGCGGCTGATCAAGTAGCATGAATAAATGCTAGATAATTTAATTGGTTAAAACATTATTTGGAGAATTAGCAAGATGACAATTTCATCATCGCCATTATCTGAACCACTCAAGATAAAAGAGCATATTTACCACCTACCCGTGAAAATCTACTTTCAAACTAGTGAACCTATCGATATTGCCGAATTGGTTGAATCGCTGCAGTCTCTGAATAAATTGACGGCTAGAATGCCCAAAATGCTAGGCAAGCTGTCTGGGACGGAAATATCTAAAACAGGGCTTTTGGTTCAAGAAATTCAGGCAGGTAGCATTTGGGAGGATTTCCTTGTTGCTATCGTATTTAAAAATGAAGCCGAAATGATAAAATTCGGTCAGTATATAAATCAGTTGGCAAAGGAGCATCCTTTGGAAACCATTGGCAGTGTATTGGTTGGGGGGCTGGTAGTCTTCGGTCTATACAAAGCAATCGCTTGGGCTAAGGGGGATACATCAAAATCTTCCTACCATTTAGAAATTAAAGACAGTACCATCATCCAAATCGGCTCTGATGTGGTAAAAAAGTCTCCCGAGCAGCTTACCAGTCTAATTCAGGCATCAATTGGTTCTCCGAAGTCTTTGGCGAAAGAAGCCGTCGGTGTCGTAAAACCCGCCAAGGCTGAAAATGCTGCTATCAGCTTTGGTGGGAAATCTACCGATACCCCAGCCATCAATGCAGATTTAATTCGTGAGTCGCCAAGTTCAGTCAATATCGACCTAGAAAAAACCTCATATCCTTTGTACGACGTGAATTTGGATGTAAGAAAAATTAACCGTGATGACGATAAGGGATGGGAGGCAGTTATGCTGCCGCGTATTACTAGACGTGTAAAATTGACATTTGGAGAGGATATTTCACATTTGGATATAGATGGAAAATTTGAATTTAGAGCTGATGTAGAAGTGTTCTACAAGCCCCAAGGTAAAAATCAAAACCCTACTCCATGCGAAATTCGGCTTATTCGGCTAGTGGAGTGAAAGGAATAAATTCTTCTATCTAGAAATGTCGTCTCAACACCAATCTCACCTCAATATCAAAAAGGGGAGGTTATAAGCTTTTTTTAATTCGTTTTAAAAGACTTTGGACAAGTTTTCTGATAGTCTTTCAGAGGCGGCGGCGAACGTATTTTTGAAAACGTTTTAAAAGACCGTGGACAGCTTCCAGCGCAGAATCCCTGCATCATTTGATGCAGGGATTTTCTTATGTATATCACCATCACAGCAGGCCATTCAAACACCGACCCCGGCGCCGTCAACGGCAGCGACCGCGAGGCCGACATCGCGCAAGACATGCGCAACATCGTCGCTTCCATCCTCCGCACCGACCACGGATTGGAGGTTAAAACCGATGGGGAGGGCAAGGGCAACCTGCCTTTGCGAGAGGCAGTCAAACTCATCAAAGGCAGCCGCCTGGCCGTCGAGTTTCACACCAATGCGGCACTCAATAAAACCGCGACAGGCATCGAAGCCTTATCCACCCCAAAAAACAAAGCCGCTTGCCAGCGCCTGTGCCGTGCCGTGGAGCGGGCCACAGGTTGGAAGCTGCGCGGCGAAGACGGCTACAAACCCGACAATGCCGGCCAGCACAGCCGCCTGGCCTACGCCCAAGCCGGCGGCATCATTCTCGAGCCGTTTTTCATTTCCAACGACGCGGACTTAGCCCAATGGAAGCAAACCAAATGGAGCATCTGCCGCGCCATTGCAACCGCCATTGCCGAAGAGGTCAAAGCATGAGAGAGAAAAAAACATTGGTGGCGCTGGCACTGTCTGCCGTGTTGCCGAGCCTGACCCATACCGCACCCCGGCTGGAATATTCGATCGGTTCAGGCAGCTACCCGCTTAGCGGCCGCCGCAGCGGTGTGGCCGCTGCCAGACGCGCCGCCAAACGGCGCAGAAAGGCTGGAAGATGAATAGCCTTAAAAACTGGCTGGCCGGCGCGTTTACCAACCCGTCCAGCGGCCAAGCCAGCCATACCAAGGTATGGGCCAACGTGGCCTACGCCGTGATGACTTACAAATTTGTCATGGCACCCGAACCGGTGGAGTGGATGTGGTGGAGCTACGGCTGCATTGTGGGCGGCTACGCCCTCATCAAGCGCGGCCTATCCATCATCCCGCAGCTGGAACAGATCAAACAACAGGGAGATCAAAATGTGGATGCTACCGACGAATAAATCTTTGCTGTACGCGCTCGGCATCGGCCTGACATTGGCCAGCGTATACGGTGCGGGCTACACCCACGCCCGCCGTATCTATCGTGGCGAAATCGCACAGCTGCAGCAGCGCCATACCGAGCAGGCGCTGGCCGCCGAACAAGCCTACAACGCCAAGCTGGCCGAAGTCAGCGCGGAAAAACAGAAGTGGCACGACTTCGCGCAGCAGCAATCGGTCAAGCTGGCTGAAACCACCCGTCAATTGGACACCCAAACCACACGCATCAAACAGGAGATAGCAAATGCAGTCAAAAACGATCAAAGCAGTGGCCGTTGTTACAGCGGCCTTGGCACTGGCAGCCTGCAGCTCTACAAACAAGCCCTTGGCTACACCAATTAAGGTGGTGGAGCGCCCGGTGCTGCCGCCCGCCGCTGCCGAACTGCTGGCCGAACATCCGCGACCCGCGCCGCCGGTTTCAGGCAGCCCCACGGATTTACTGAATCACGCCGCCGACTACGGTGCATGGTGCGGTAAACGTGATAGCCAAGTGCGCGGCTGGCAGGAGTGGTATCGGAGCAAGCAGTAATGGATATTTCAGACAAAGCCACCCGGCAGGAGGAGCTGGCGCGCGAGGAGGCATTACGCCAAATCAGGCTACCTGAAAAAACCGCCGCCTCATACACGCACTGCGTGGATTGCGGTGCCCGTATCCCCAAACGTCGCCGCCTGGCCGTCCCCGGTTGTACAAGATGCGTGGGCTGTCAGGCATACCAAGAAATCGGATACCCATAATGATGGAAAACAAAACCTTTATCAGCATTGAGTTCTGGCAGCTGGTCGGCTTCCTGCTCTCTTTCCTCGGCGTGTGCTGGGGCTTCGGCAAGATGCTGCTGGCGCAGTTTCAAAACCAGCAGGCCGAGCGGCAGCGGCAGTTTGAGACCATGCGGCAAAAACTGGAGAGCATGGACAACCAGTTCGCCGAGCAAAAGGCCATCCTGCCGGAAAAGTATGTCCTGCGTGAAGACTACATCCGCAACCAAGCCGTGCTGGAAGCCAAGATGGACAGCATCCAGCACACACTAACCGACCTGTACAAAATAGAAAGCCAAAAGAAATGAACGATAAAGCCCGCAGGGAAGGGATGCGCTGGCATCTGATCAACACCCTGAACAAAGCCCGGCCGTACACCTCCAGCGAAGTGTTTCTGTTGGACGTGATGCGCGGCATTTATCCCGATGCCACCGCATTGGAGCTGCGCCAGCAGCTCGAATACCTGAGCGACCGCCGCCTGATCGATCTGACCAAGCAGCCTGCAGGCATGTGGTTTGCCGACCTGACCCGGCTCGGTGTGGACTTGGCAGAATACACCATCGACTGCCAGCCAGGCATCGCCCGCCCGGACAAATACTGGGAGGGTTGATGATGGCGAAACGCAGCACACTGGCCACCCTGCCGGAAGACATCCGCCACGCCTTCGAGCGCAAGTTGGCCGAAAACGGCTTTGCCAACTATACCGAGCTGACCCAATGGCTGCATGAGCAAGGTTACGAAGTCAGCCGTTCCGCCGTGCACCGTTACGGGCAGCAGGTGGAGCGGCGTTATGCCAGCATCAAAGCCAGCACCGAGGCAGCACGGCTGATTGCCGAAGGGGCGAACGACGAAGGCGACACCCGCTCTGAAGCCCTGATGGCCTTGGTGCAGACCGAGTTGTTTGATGCGCTGGTGGCCATCGGCGAAGTGCCGGATGAGGATTTGTCGCCCATGCAGCGCTTCGACATGATGAGCGAAGGCGCACGGCGCATGGCGGGCTTTATCTCCGCCGGTACACGATTGAAAGAATATCAGGCCAAAGTGAAAGCCAAAGTGGCCGCTGCTGCCGATGATGTAGCCAAACAGGCTAGAAAGGGCGGCTTGTCCGACGAAGCGGCCGAAGCCATCCGTAAACAGATCTTGGGGATTGCGTCATGAGGCAGCAGCCTGAAAGCACCAGTCCGGCCAAACGGTCGACTGAAGACCGCACCCCGATGGCGCTGCTGCCTTATCAGCAGCGCTGGTGCGCCGATACTTCGCCGGTCAAGCTGTGCGAAAAATCGCGCCGTATCGGTTTGAGCTGGGGCGAAGCCGCCGACACCGCGCTGCTGGCCGCCTCGGCAAACGGCATGGACAGTTGGTACATCGGCTATAACAAAGACATGGCCATCGAATTCATCCGCGACTGTGCCAACTGGGCGAAGTTCTACGGCTTGGCAGCGGGCGAGATTGAAGAAACCGAGGAAGTGTTTGCGGAGGGCGACGAACAGAAATCCGTGCTTGCCTTTGTCATCCGTTTTGCCTCCGGCTGGCGTGTTACCGCCCTGTCCAGCCGCCCCTCCAACCTGCGCGGTAAGCAGGGGCGCGTGATTATTGACGAGGCGGCGTTCCACGAGCAGCTCGGCGAGCTGCTCAAAGCTGCAATGGCCTTGCTGATGTGGGGCGGTCAGGTACACATCATCTCCACCCACGACGGCGTGGACAACCCGTTCAATGAGCTGATTACCGACATCCGCGCAGGCAAAAAGCCGTATTCCATCCACCGTATTACCTTTGACGAAGCAGTTGAGCAGGGGCTGTACCGCCGTATCTGCCTGCGGCGGGGCTTGGAGTGGACGGCGGCGGGAGAGGCAGATTGGTGCAAGGAAATCCGCGACTTCTACGGCGAGGATGCCAGCGAGGAATTGGACTGCATCCCGAAAAACGGCGGCGGCAAATGGCTCAACCGCGCCTTGATCGAAAGCCGCATGAGTCCGTACACGCCGGTTATCCGCTACGATCAGAGCGACGATTTCGGCCTGCTGCCCGAACCGCACCGTGCTGCCGAAGTGGCGGACTGGCTGTCCGACATCCTGCAACCGCTGCTTGACGGTTTGGATAAAACCCGCACCAGCTTTGTCGGTGAAGACTTTGCCCGCAGCGGCGACCGCACCGTCATCGTTCCCTTGCTGCAACAGCCGAACCTAGCCCTGAAGCCGCCCTTTGTATTGGAACTGGGCAATATGCCCTTCGCCCAGCAGGAGCAGATTATGAAGCACCTGCTGCACGGCCTGCCCAATCTGCGCGGCGTGGCATTGGATGCGCGCGGCAACGGCCAATCCATTGCCGAAGCCATGCGCGACGAATTCGGCGCGGAGGTATGCGAGGCAGTCATGCTGTCTGAAAACTGGTATCGCACCCATACCGCCCCGTTCAAAGCCGCTCTCGAAGACGGCACGCTGACCGACCTGCCGCACGACGAAGACATCCTGACCGACCTGCGCGCCTTCGAACTGGTCAAAGGCGTGCCGCGTATTCCCGACACCCGCACCAAAGGGGCGGACGGCAAAAAACGCCACGGCGACGCGGCGATTGCCTTTGTCTTGGCACACTACGCCAGCCGCGAACTGAACACCGGCCCGGTACGTGTGGCCAGCCGTAAAATCCGCCGCCGCAGCCCCTTAACCCGAGGATATTGATATGCGTAAAGTAACCCTAGATGATTTCATCATGCCTGAATTTCGTGGTCAAAATCCCGATGATTACGAGTTTCGTGGGGATGGCAAGATTGTCCGAAAAGACCGTTGGGAAAACGGTATCCACCGAATCCATACAGTATTGATGCGTGCCGGCGTGATGCCGGACGAGCCTGAATTTGAAATTGACGATGTGGTGTGGGCTGTTCGCTCACTATTAGACAAGCCAGACGATACGGAGCAGTAATATGGTCAAACCCCACTTCAAACTCAAAACCGCCAACGGCGCGGTTACCCTCAAACCCGCCGACCTGACCGCCCACCTCGCCGTTGCCCAACGCTTTTGGGGCATCGGCGGCTTCGGCGGCTATCTGCCCAATCCCGACCCCGTGTTGAAAAAGCTCGGGCGCGACATATCGGTTTACCGCGAGCTGCTGTCCGACCCGATTGTCGCCGGCCATGTGCGCCGCCGGAAGTCGGCGGTGGCCGGCATGGAATGGCGCATCGAAGCCAACGGTGCACCTGATACGGTCTGCGACACCATTGCCGAGCTGTTCTCCGGTTTTGACCTGTACCGCCTGATCAACCAAATCCTAGATGCCACCCTGTACGGCTATCAGCCCTTGGAAATCATCTGGCAGCGGGGCAGCCTGTGGCTGCCGTCCGAGATTGTGGCCAAGCCGCAGGAGTGGTTTCAGTTCGACCAAGACGGGCAGCTGCGCTTCCGCCTTTCAGGCAGCCTGAATGACGAACCGGTACCGGCCTTCAAATTCCTGTGCCCGACCCACAATGCCAGCTACATCAACCCATATGGTATCGGCGATTTATCCTGCATTTACTGGCCGACCATCTTCAAACGCGGCGGCCTGAAATTCTGGGCGGAGTTCAGCGAAAAATTCGGCGCACCGTGGATCATCGGCCA